ATCTCCCTGGAAGATAGGTTGACCGGTCACGGTATCGCGGCAGGCCCGCAGAAGCGCCTTCATGGTGATGTAGCCAGCCGCCCCGTTCACGAGGTATCCGTCATTCTCCACGACCGACCACACGCCACCCGGCTCGAGCAAGTCGGCATAGAGGTCAACCCCCCCGCCGAAGGGGATCAGGTGATGCGCCGGAGCGCCGGTAACAATGCCATTCGGCCAAGTCACAGGAACATTGACACCGGCGGTGCCGAAGAGCGTGGCAAGGTCGATTTGCTGACCAATGGCCTCGGTGATGGCAGGCTTGCACTCGGTCCACAGATCGTAGTCCTCGTCGTCCACGGCAGCTTCAGGTACCGGAACGATGACGGCCAATTCGCCTGGGACGATGTACTTGTTGGCCCACGCGAGCTTCGAGGTTTTCTTGATGGCCGAGAAGGTTGTGTCCGCCCCGCCCTTCTCACCGACAAACGACACGTCCGGCAGAAGGTCCAAAACCCGCAGACGTTCCACGCGTTTGTTCATGTTCGGTAGTTTACGCGCCAGGCGCATAAAGACCGACTGTTGAGGCACCGAGGCGAAGATGTCGGTAAAGATTTCCTCGGACATCAAGGCTTCTTTATCTTTCCCGGTGATGTACTTTCCGTAATCTCCAGATCCGCTACCAGCCATTGTATATCTCCCTTAGCCTCCGCGTTTTTCTCTGATCCTATCGCGGATGGCATCATTGATTGTTGCTGTCTTCGGGGTCGTGTCCCCCGTGCCGTCCCCGCCGTGCGTTCGCACGGTCCGTTTGCCGAACAGTTCCGGCGCCTCTTCCCTTACCGCTTTCCAGTCAGGGGCACCCTTGGAGTTGAACAGGTTCTTGCCTTTCGCTACCAGCCAGGCCGCAGCGGGATTTAAGCACTGGATTTCTTCCCGCGTTGCATCCTCAAGAAACTCGATCCGTTGCTGGGCCGCCTTATAGTCATCCGAGAGTTTGTCCATCTCCTGCTTGGCTTTCTCCGGATCAGAGCCAAACAGTTTCTTGACTCCCTCGAACCGGCCTTGCATGTCGTCCCGTTCCTTGCGAATGGCCTTGTTCGTCGCGTCCAGCTTTTCCATCCGCTTCGTAACAAGGTCTTTTACCGCCGGGTCTTGCTTAGCAATCCAATCATCATAGGTCGGGGGCATCGCGCCCGGGGCCTCTTTCCCGGCTTCCTGCGTGGTAGGTGTTTCCACAACTGCTACTTCGGGCATCGCGCCCTCCTGTTTTCTCCGGCATCGCGCCGGGCTATGGCATCGCGCCATCGGATAAACCTATTATAGACGATTGTCTATACGTTGTCAATTTATTCTATTTCTTTATCATTCCAAATCTCCAATCGGGATTAACTGCGGGGAATTTCCCCACGTTTCATCCTGTTTGAATTCTACCATGTCGCTGATAGGCATCCCGTCGGCGTACATCTCGTACCGCGTGTCCCCCATCACCTGCCGCTGCTTGTCTTCGTCCTGCTGCGCCAACCAATCCGGGCCGCTCTGGTAATCAAGCGGCTCAGCCCCCCGGACCTCGGGAACCGGGAAGCAATTGTGTGATATAATGTCCCCAGAGAAATACCATTCTTCTTGCGTCTGGAGTGCATACACATGACCCGAAAATGTTCTGCATCCAACTTCGACAACGCGATCAAATCCTACTTGGCTGGGAATAGCGCTGAGGAATCCGCCCGCCGTTGGCATACTGCGGAACAACGCCTCTCGGATTACCTCAAGGCCCAAGGGCTGTTCCGGAGTGCCACCGAAATTGCGGCGATTAAAAGCAGGAAAGGCTCCATCAATTCGGGGAATAAAATCAGATCGCTTTCGGTCTCCAGAATTCTGACCTTGTATCAAGGCGGAACGCCCGAATATCGAATTGCTTCTGCCTTGCATGTGACCCGAGGAGTAATCAAAAGAATATTGGGGGAACAAGGAATTGCCAGACGTTCCATGAAAGCCGCCAGCCAATTGAGATATTCCAAAATGACCAAAAGCGAGAAGGCCGCCAGCATCGCAAAAGCTCAGGAATGGGCCCGGGGCAAGAAACATCCCGCCAAGCATAGCCGCAATATCGCCAAGGGCAGAGAACAACGCGCTTCTGGTGCTTCTCATGCCGAAATAGCCCTCGCGCAAATGCTCCTGCGCCGTGGGGTCAAATGTATTCCACAGTTGGCGATTGATAAATACAACGTCGATCTTGCCGTTGATCGGCTTGCCATAGAGGTGCTTGGAGGTCTCTGGCACTCTTCCAAGCCGAACCATATCAAACGCCTGAGGTATATTCTCAACCAAGGTTGGAATGTGGTTTATGTTTGGTCTATCAAAGGCAGGAGTCCGCTCTCTACCTCCGTAGCTGATTACGTCGTCACCTTTTTGGATGAACTTCGCGGCGATCCATCCCTTCGAGGTCAATACCGGGTGCTGCGCGGTGACGGTAAGGAGCTTGCCCGAGGCTGTGCGCAGGACGATAATATCGCCATCGTAGTTAAGGGTTATGAAGGCGGCGGGGGATGAACAGTTAATCACATTCCCCGAAATTTCCGCATATCCATTTGGATGATCGTCTAAATCTTCTTCGCTGTCCAGGTGTTCCCCATCCAGCGCCAAACACGCCAGACACGCCGTCGCCTTATTTGCGCATCTGATATATCCCTCCACCACGCCGCTCTCGCGGTATTGCTCAAGCGACGAAGACTTAAACGCCCTCATGCTTTCCGTACGAGCTATCCGGGTTATGTTATAAAGCCCAATCCCCATCCTATTCGCCATCTCACGCGCCACCGCCCTGGGAGACAGTCCCCTGGCCGTGCCTTCCAAGAGGGCCTTGATAATCCCATCCAAAGAATACGGGTAGGCTTCTGATAGTAATCTGAATAAAGGTGTTCCGTCCCCCAGCATACCAGCGTAAGAAGTCAAAGCGCCGATCGGCAGTCGGTGGAATACAATACCGCTTCCGACCACCGAAAGCATCTCTTGCGAGTAAGTTAATCCAAGTTTGGCAAGTGCGGTTTGGTTTGCGGAGATATATCTTGGCGCATCCCCGCGTACAAGTCTCATGATCTGATCCCGTAGGTCGCTTCGAAGACCCCTGTATCTTTCCATGCGCATCAATAACTGTTCAGTGATTGCGGATCCGTTCGCCTGCGCTTCCGCCAGCTGGAACGCCAGCCCTTCCATCTCGGACGATAAACTGCGTTCGATGCTTACCCACGAATCGGCAAGCCGCGCCAGTTGTACGTTGTCATGCGCGGCTACTGCTTTCCGATATTTTTCTAACAGTCGTTGGACTTCAGCCAGTCGTGTTGGCATTCGCTACTTTCTGTGCATCAGGAACAGGTTGAACAGGCAACGGTGTATTGCGGGCCGCATCCAGGGCCGCCTGTGCATCCGCCGCTAGTTGGGTGTCGTTGCCCTGCTTCTCTTTCATGATCTTGCGGATCTCATCCTCGCCAAGGCCGGCAACTCGGCAGGCCGACTCCAACCCCATGCCCGCCTGGGTCAAGTCTCGTATCTGCACCGCACGCGCCCCGGGCTGCACGGTTGCGGCAGGCTTCCAGGAAGGCTGAATAGCGCTCACAGGAATAGACATTCCGTTTTCCCTGGCCACGAACGCCCCGAGCTCCTGCCACGTCTCGCCCAAACTCTCGCGGTACGTCTCGGCCTTTGCCACCAGGGGCGCTTCCATCGCGATCAGAGCATCCCCTGACACATTCCCTCCCGTCGAGAAGAAATAGTGTCTCGGTGTCCTGCTGATAACCGCCATCGAATTGGCGAACCTTTCCAGCGGCGGGATAAACTGCTGCAAGCCCGACCCGCCCAGTTCTTCCACGGATACAGGCTGAACATCCTTCGGCGCCGGCGCGAGGCGCGTCTTCATGCCCGGTGATCGCTTCAAATTTGCTATCTTCTGCGCCGTGATATAGATGCGTTCCGGGAATGTATTGAATTCCGAGGAGGCCATCAGGTCGGCAACCAGTTTGTTTTCCGCATCCTGGAGGCTGCAAATATCCCGCGTCAAATCGCCAACGACCTTCCGCCGATGAAGTCGGAAGTGGAATACAGGTATCTCTTTGAAGTCATTCGGACCCGAGTCTTCTGTATTCGGCTCCATGTCTCTGCCGTCCGCCGGGAATTTATCTTCCTTGCGCGATATATATGCAGAGATACGATCGGGGTAATAAAGGTTGAGTTCATATCTCCCGTCATCTAACTTCCAAATCTTTGCCCCTACCCGTTTCTTCTTGGGATTGGACGCCTCGTAAAATAAGTGACTCATCCTGGGATCATTGTAAAATAGATTGAGCTCTTGGTCTGGTCGATCGGCTATGATATACCCCTCCCCACAAACAACAGCGGCTTCGCTTACATCTGACGCGTCCCGCTGAATCGCCATCGTTGACCATAGATTCCGAAGCTTTACCTGCAATCCCTGATCCTCGGTCGTCCACCCCTGCAATCCGATCCGTTCCAGCACAGCATTCACAATCACGCCGCACCAGTTTTCGGCAAAGAAGACGTCGATCTTCTCGAACGCCTTTCGCAGTCTCTCGGTGGAATACTTGATCCGATGATTGCCGTCGTAATAAGCGTATCGGTCGGTGAATAATGTATCCTTCGCTTTGAATATTGCGAGTGCGTTCTTGAGGTCTCGCGCTTCCTCGTTCGTATTATCGGGTGTCATGTCATTCCTCCCATTGTTCCGCTGCTCCCACTACCTTATGGCCCATGAGTTCCGTATCCGCCCACACTTTGGCGTCCAACCTATTCGGACTTCTTTTGTCGCCCGGCACCCACAAGCACAACTCATCCTCAAGCGCCGGGAAGTTTCCAACCAAGTGATCCTGCCCCCGTTCGGTCAACGCACTCACCGGCTCGGCTCGAATAGCTTTCCCGCGTGTAGCATTCACCAGTTTCACGTTGACGGTGGGGTCGGTGTCCTTGATAACCTTCTCGGCCATCTCCCCGCCGTAGTTTCTTTCGACCGCCATTACGTCCGCTTTAAGTTTATGATACGTCAGGCAAGCGGCCCTCGCCCACGTATCTGGACTTCCCTGCACGCTGTTGTCCTCAAGCGTATAATGCCATCGCTTCGCATCTATACCTGCTCCTATTATACCGCAGGCATCTCCATCCGATGAGCCGGACGGGTCCACACCCACCACCACCCGAATCAATTGAGGCGTTTTGTTTACCCGGTTTTCCTCAAGCCCTAATACTTCCTTGGTTCCGATCAGTGTTTTTCTTCGATGCCACAACGCACCAGGCACCTCGTCCACATCCTCCGCCATGATCTCCATACGATAGGCCAAGGCAGTCATGTCGTCGGTGATTTCTGCCAGGGCCACCTTGCTGATATATGGGTTATCGTGACTGGTAAACGAGGTAGCAAAATATCTAGTATTCCCCGCATCCATCAATGCTTTATATTTCTTGTACATCTTCGCCGCGTGTTGCGGATCCCGCGCCTTGGATACCGACCGGGAATGTAAAGACGGTGGAGTATAAATAAACGTCACGTCGCCATTGTTATCGAGCAGCATAGGAGCCCCAACGAGCTCCCACGCTTCCTCATTCATCAGTTGCCACTCGTCCAGCGTCAGGTCATCCGCGTAATCGCCTCGTAAAGAATCGGCGTTCCAGGCCGTCTTGCCCCTGATACGCTGCTCAGTGCCGACGCGCTCTATTGAATGTTCCGTTTCGTCTTTTTTGAATACGCCCGCTTTTATAGGCGCCGCCAAAGCAGTTGATACGACCGACCACCATCTTCCCAATTGGTCACTTGTTGGCGCAGCATAAAGCACCCGCTTGCCCGCAATAAACTTTTCAACGTTCCCGATGGCTATGCCTTCAGTCTTTCCGCCCCGTCTGCCGGCGCGGACTATCTTTCGCTTGGCTGTGCTTTGAAGGAATTCCCGTTGCTTAGCGTGGGGGGTAGGAAGAACAACCTGTGCTTTTCGTTTCCTAGTCGGCATTCTGCTTTGGTTTATCTTTATATACAACTGTAATTTCTACCGGCCCGCCATCATTGCCAGTCCATTCGGCCCGCTCCACATATCCGCGCGCCCGCCCCTTGGTTTTCAGGTAAAAGATAATCGCCGTCATGTTCCCGGATCGAAGGGCCAGTAACAGTTTGCCTTCCGCTAGGTCCACCATCGATTCCCCGATCTCATCACAGGCGGCCCGCAGTTTATCCGACCCGTTGATAAGCCGCGAGAGGTATTCGCGCGTCCACCCCAGCTTTTCAGCCGCCGCCGTTATGATCCCGGCATTGGCCTCCAAAGTCTTGATTATTGTTGCGTCGCTGATTTTACGTGTCCTAGCCATTTTTAACAGCAACCTTTCGCGACTTCATTATACGCCCTTTATC